TCGGCGTCGAGGTCGAGGCCAACGGCGAGTGGCAGGGTAAGCCTCAGTATAAATACAAGATGACCTACCCCCGCGGCAGCCAGAAGCCGACCGCCCCTGAAGAGCCGCTGCCCCCCGAAGGCGTACCCTTCTAAGCCCGTGACTGACGAAGCACCCACGCCGATGGCCGCCCCGACCCTCGTGCTGATTTCTGGATTCGCAAGGGCAGGTAAAGATTCACTGGCTTCTGGGCTTCTTGAGTGGAGCACAAGGCCGGCCGAGCACATCAACTTCGCTGACGCCCTGAAGGAGGCCGCTAACCAATACATGGACTACCTCGGCCTCGACGGCGACTTCTTCCGAGAGGACTTCAAGGTCGATAACCGCGACTTCCTCGTCCACGCGGGCAAGTTCGCCCGGCGCATGGATCGGGACGTCTTTGCCCGCCACTTCGCCAACTGGTGCCCGGTGATGAAGCACCACGACCAACCCTCCCCCGAGACGGTGGTCTGCTCCGACTGGCGTTACATCAACGAGCTGCGGGTCTGTCAGGACATCCTTTGGGAGAAGGGCTGGAAGGTCCGCACCGTCTATGTCGCCACCGCCGGCATCGGCCCCGCCAACGATGAGGAGCTGGACAGCATCGCCGAGATACGGGCCGCCCATTCCTTCGACCAGGAATACATCTTCAAGCCGAACGCCCGTCAGCAGATCATGTCCGAAGGACGCATCCTCGCCAAGTCATGGAGGCTCTGACCCCTGAGACGCTGGCGTGGGCCCGCAAGGTCGGCCTGTCCCCTGAGCGCGTGGCCTTCCTGCTCGCCTGCCCCAAGTATACCATCTGCCACGGCCAGCGTAAGTCCGAACGCAACGTGAAGGACAACCCGAACCATCACCTGCAGCGCCTCGGTGACTGCTACTGGTTCCGGCTACGTCGTCGCGGCACGGACATCGTCGAGAACATCGGCGGCGACCTGACCACGGCCCGCAAACGCCGTGACGAGATGCTCGCGGCCTTCGACGCCGGGAAGCCCATCCCTTACCTCAACGCCCGATGAGTAACTGGCAGCCCATTGAGACGGCCCCAAAGGACGGGACTCCCATTCTCATGATTGAAGACGGGCGTCAGTTTGTAGCCCAATGGTCATCCCCTTGCGGATGGGTAAATGGTGAAGAGGGAATCTTAATGCCTGATTTCTGGATGAATCTTCCAAACCCTCCTACCAAATGAGCACCCCGACCCGCTTCGTAGCCTTCGGTGACAATCACGGCGACATGGCCGACGAGAACGCCGTCGAGGCCCTCTGCGAGTTCATCAAGGACTACAAGCCGACCGTCCGCGTCCACCTCGGCGACTGCTTCGACTTCCGATCGCTCCGCCGTGGGGCAGGCCAGGATGCCGAAGGCGCTGAGTCCCTCATCTCCGACATCGAAGCCGGGGAAGCCTTCCTTGAGCGCACGAAGCCCACCGTCTACCTGATGGGCAATCACGAGCACCGCGCCCAAGCCCTCCAGCATACCTCCGGCTCCGCCCTGGTACGCGACTACTGCGCCGACCTCGAGGCCCGCATCAAGACCGCCGCGAAGAGCTGCGGAGCGAAGACCATCCTCCCCTACCACGCCGAGAAGGGCGTCTATCGCTTAGGGCAGGTCGCCTTCATCCACGGCTACGCCCACGGCCTCAACGCCACCGCCGAACAGGGCAAGCACTACGCCGACCGAGGAGGCGCCCTGATCCACGGCCACACGCACACGCTCGCCCAAGTCAACCTGACGAAGGCCGAAGGTGGCGCCGCGTTCTCTGCCGGCTGTCTCTGCCAGAAGGACGCCATGGCCTACGCGTCGCACCGCCTAGCGACTTCCCGCTGGGGCTCAGGCTTCGCCGCCGGCTGGGTCGATGGCAAGGACTGGAAGGTCTGGCTCGTCCACCGCGTCGGCTCCCGCTGGGTCTGGACCACCGACCTCAAGGTCTTCACCCCGAAGGCCCGATGAAGCGCTTCGACGCCCACGCCCTGTTCGCCGCCCTTGTCAGCGAACCCAAGGACGTCCCTGATGGCTGGCACAAGACCATCGAGGTCGTGCGTCTCCTAGGTTATAACACCCGGGCAGGCATAGCCCTGCCTCTGGCCCGCATCGTCAAGGCCGGCTACGCTGAACGAAAGACGATGCCCCGAGGTCGGTTCGTTTATCGCCTGTCGCCCAGGTTCAAGACTTGGGCCGCCGCCAAGGCCGCAGCTGAAGCCCTCGAGAAGTTCAAGGCCCCCAAGGGATGGGTCACCCTCTCCGAGTACGCCCGCAAGCACGCCCGCACCGTCCGCGGCATCCAGTACCGCATCGACGGCACCTCCATCCCTGTCCGCATCCTGCGCAATCCGCGGAGCGTCCCTTACTACCGACAGTCCGACCTCGACCGCGTCCTACGCAAAGCATCTTGACCACGGGCACCCACGCCCCCAAACCCCAACCCTCTCTTCCACATGATCCCGCCGAATAATGTCGCCGCGGAACGCCACCTGCTCGGCGTCCTCCTGCGTGATGCTCTCCCCTTCCCGCCCGACCTCAAGGCCTCCGACTTCTTTGATGGTACGCATGCCGACATCGTCGGGGCCGTGCTCTCCTTGGGCGTTGACGGCATCCCTGCCGACGAGCTGACCGTCACCCAAAAGCTTCGCGAGATGAAGTCCCCGGTCGAGGCCGGAACCGTCTCGCTGCTCGTCACGGACGCAGGGACGAACGCCTACCGCCCCGAGCACGTCGACCTGATTGCGAGGGCCGCCCTGCTTCGTCAGGCCGCAGACGCCGCCGCCAACGCCACCGACCCAGACACCCTCCTCGACCATTATGCCCGCCTAGCCCAACAGCGCAAGGCCTCCAAGCGCGAGAAGGACACCGGGGAATGGTTCGACCTCGACGCCCTGGACAACTTCAACCCGCTCGACGACCCGACCGTCCTCGTCGGCAAGGCACGGCGCTGGCTCTGCGAAGGTTACGCGGTCTCAATCGTCGGCTTCTCCGGCACGGGCAAGTCGTCCCTGATGATGCAGATCGCCACCTCATGGGCCTTGGGCCAGTCCGTCTTCGGCCTAGCACCCGTTCGCCCTCTCCGCACCCTCATCCTTCAAGCTGAGAATGACGGCGGCGACATCGCCGAGGCTTGGCAAGGTTCGACCTGTAAGATGACGGCCACCGAGAAGGCACGGCTCAAGGAGAACATGGCCATCGTCCGCGACACCCGCCACATCGGCGCCGCCTTCCCCGACTTCCTTGAAAGCCTCATCCTCCGACACAAGGCCGAGGTCGTCTGGATTGACCCGCTCCTGGCTTACGCTGGCTTCGACATCGCCGACCAGTCCTTGACGACCGATTGGCTGCGAACCCAAGTCGACCCGGTCCTCAAGCGGACCAAGGCCGCCATGATCTACATGCACCACACGACCAAGCCCAAGTCGGCCGACGACCTCGACAATATGACGCCGTCTCAGCTGGCCTACCTTGGGGCAGGGTCCGCGGAATGGGTCAACTACTCCCGAGACGCTGGCTTCCTCTACCGTACCAAGGGCGAGCCTGCCCGGTACAAGTTTGGCTTCTCCAAGCGGGCATCCCGCTGCGGCCTCACCGATCTGGACGGCAACCGCTCGAAGTCCGGCTTTATCTACCTCCAACATTCGCAAGAGGAAGGCGTCCTCCGCTGGGAACACGCCACGTCCGCCTTTTCCGAGGCCAGCCCGCCGAAGGGCCATTCCAGCCCCGCCAAGGCCCCTACAGGGCGTCCGAACTACGTCTAAGGGGTAGGACACCCCTGCACCCCTAAAGCCCCCTTTCCTCCCCCTAATCATGACCTCGCCGCTAGGGTATGCAACTCCGTCTCCCACAGGGGGAGTATTTAATAACGCTACCCCCTCTGCTGGCGCACGGGGGCGTATTAAATAAATTAAGCCGCACCTACCCGAGATGAGCCCACGTCGCCCTCTCTCCCAGGCTCAACTGAACCTCCTACGCATCCGCCGCGAACTGACCGCCCGTCGACGCTGGCTCTGGAAGAACAAACGTGACATCATGCTCGCCACTCAGGCCTGCGCCACCGCCAAGGCCACCGAGATCAGGGCAGGGGCTAACACCTACCTCCTCGAGACCGTCCGTACATGGCCGGCCACCATGACCCCTCCGCAGCTCGACGCCCTCCTCCTCGACATCCCTTACACCCGCAAGGGCAAGAAGCGACGCAAGCGCCGAGACTCCCTGGTCAGACGCCTACGCCTGTTAGGGCTCATTGAATACACGGCGAAGGACAATACCTGGCACAACCTTTGCCACTTGCCCCGCCGTCAAGATGGTTGACGCTACACATCGTGACCAAGGCAAGCATCAATGACCTCAGCGCTCCCGGCAAGGAGGCTAAGTCGTTTGACGCGTGGTTCTTCTCACAGCCTAAGAAACTCCAGGAGAAGATGAGGGAGAACGGCGTGCTACCCTACCGCGAGATGTCGCAGTCTCGTCACGTCTTCCAAGTGGACGCCAATCATCCGGCATGGTCGACGCGTGACGGGGACAACCTGCGTAAGGAGACCGAGGCGTTCATCAGTAGAGATCATGTCGGCGTCATGCTCAAAGGGTTCATCGATGCGCTGGCCGCGACCGACAACTTCCCCTTCCGTCGTCACGTCGAGACGGTACGCTGGGCGTTGTCATTGCCCGGATGCCTGGACTCCCGCACGATCGGTAGGATGTACGGACGCTCCCACTTCTGGCTGCGTAGTCGGGCCAAGGAAATCCAACGCGCCGTTAACTCTGACGCGTGCGGAATGTTTCCTCACTGTAATGCCAGACGCGACAAACATAAATCAATTCCAAAGCGGTCATAAGTAGAACCTATTAAAACTACAATGACCCAGCGCGTACCAACTGAAGAACGTTCACCTGCATTAAGGTCTTACTATGCTAACCTTGAGGCCAATCGTGCCAAGATGCGCGAGAAGGCCAAGGCTCGATACTATGCCAACAAGCAAGAGAAGCTACTAAGGAACGCCAAGTATCGCAAAGATAACCCAGACAAGTGGAGGCTTATCAAAGAGGTATCCAACAAGAAGTATAACAAGCGCCGGTTCTTCTTCATGCGTGCAGCTCATCACGCTATCAGGGTTAATGACAATGACGAGGCCATCGAACTATGCGCTGTACTGTCTCGTGCTTGGTACAACCAGCGAGGCCGATGTGCTTACACTGGCGTTAAGTTGGACAGGACTGCTCAGGTAGATCACAAGATTCCAGTCTCACGCGGTGGTACAAACCATGCATCTAACTTACACTGGGTAACGCCTGATGCTAATTGGGTGAAGCGAGACAAGACACACTCGGAGTTCATCGCAATCTGCACGGACATTGCCGCGTATATCGAGGCAAACAAGATGCCCCGTCCCCGCAACAGACCGCAGAACCCA